GTCGTCGCGCCCTTGGTGAAGTGGAAGATCTGGCTGAACGCGTGCTGGCTCTCGCACGAGAACGCGAGCTCGATCCGCACGCCCCGGCCCACGGGCGGCGTCCGCGGGTCGACCGCGAGACCGTGCTCGTCGATCGTGACCCGCCCCTCGGCTCGGCCGGGCGAGTTGCACACGACCGCGACCGGGTGGATGTTCACGTCGCCGCAGACCGGGCACGTGATGGCCTTCGTATCTTGGGCGCGGCCCGTGCTTGCCGTTGTTCGTCGCATGCGTTGACTCCTGATCAAAAGGGAATCTGGTCATCGGGGATGTCGAAGGACGTGCTTCGCACCGACACGTAGTCGGGGCACGCGTCCGGGTCGTCGAGCCGGGCCGGCTTCTCGCCAAGCTCGTGCCGCACGACCCGGTCGAACTTGTCGCCGGCCTTCTTCTCGACGCTGATCGCCAGCGTTGGCGCGAGTGCACCGGCCCGCGCCAGTTCGACGGCCTCCTCGACGCTCTCGGGCACGGGCTCGACCGACCGGGCCCGCCACCACGACTCGGCCTTCGCTCGCGCGTACCCCTCGTGGTCGAAGCAGACCCATTCACGTGCCGCCACGCCGATCCCGATCTCGTACTCGACGCGCATCGTGAGCGCCGCGCCGGGATCGTGGCGCTTCCAATGAACGTGGTACGTCGTCTCCGTGACCTCGTGCTCGGTCCGCGTGACCTGCCCGGTGAGGATGCCCTCGTTGGACGCCTTCGGCTCGTGCTTCGAGCGATCCGGCGGCGGGAACTCGTGGCCGCACTTCGGGCACGCCTGGTACCCCGCGGCGATCAGCGCTCTGCACGACGGGCACTCCTTTGCCGGCGCTTCCCCGCCCTCGCCGCGTTCATCAGTCGCGACCCGCACCGCGTCGACGGGCCCGTGCCGCAGCACGTTGCCGCCGAAGTCGAGCACCAGGCAGTCGTCCTTGCCCGGGTGCAGCCGGAAGCCCCGGCCGACCATCTGGTAGTAGAGCCCGGGGCTCATCGTCGGCCGGACGAGCGCCACGCAATCGATATGCGGTGCGTCGAAGCCGGTCGTGAGCACATTGACGTTCGCGAGGTAGCGCAGTTCGCCCGAACGAAAGCGACCGAGGATCTCCGCCCGCTCACCAGCGGGCGTGTCGCCAGAGACGAACCCGCACTCAATCCCGTGCCGCTCGCGGAGCACCGACTGGATGTGCCGCCCGTGCTTGATACCGGTCGCGAAGATCAATGTCGCCGCCCGGTCGCGTGTCTCCTCGGCGATCTCGGCGCACGCCCCGTCGACGAGCGCGTCGTCGTCCATCAGGTCCTCGGCCTCGCCGGCGACGAACTCGCCGGCGCGCACATGCAGCCCCGCCGTATCAGCCTTGGTCGCGCCGGCCTTGGTGCGCAGGGGCGACAGATACCCCTGCGCGATCAGCTCGCGGACGCCGACCTCGTAACAGACTTCGTTGAGGATGTGGTCCGGGCTGCAGATCTCGCCGGTCTTGAGGCGGTACGGCGTCGCGGTCAGGCCGACGATCCGGACGTGCGGGTTGATCCGGCGCATGTCGGCGATGAACCGCCGGTACATGCCATCGTCCTCGGCCGGCACCATGTGCGCCTCGTCGATCAGGATCAGATCGAACGCGCCGCCGCCGTTGGCCAGGTCGCACGCCCGCTTCCAGACGCTCTGGATCCCAGCGATCGTCACCGCGTACTCGGTGTCCCGCCGCTTGAGCCCCGCCGAGTAGACGCCCAGCGGCAGGTCGGGCCCGATCGCCCGGATCTTCTCGACGGCCTGCTCGAGTAGTTCCTTCACGTGCGCGAGGATCAGCACGCGCCCGTTCCACAGCTCGACGGCGTCGCGGCAGATCGTTGCGATCACCGGCGTCTTACCCCCGCCCGTCGGGATGACGACGCACGGGTTATCGTCCCGCTCGCGGAGGTGCGCGTACACCGCATCGACAGCGTCGCGTTGGTACGCCCTCAGTTGCATGGACCGTCCTCGTACGCGCGGACCAGATTCGCCCAGCAGCCGTCGGCCTGTTCGTCGGTCGCCCACGCGGGATCGGATCTGCTCGGGCGTGACCGGATGGGGCCGCCGATGAAATCGTCGTTCGCTCCCTCCGCGCTCGGCTCGAACGTAGGCTTGGTGTCCCGGCATGTCGTTGCGTTGGTTTCTGTCATGGTCGTTCGCTCGTTCATGGGTTCATCTCGGTGATCTCGACGTGGACCAGCCCGCCCCGCGTGACCGGGCCGCGCTCGACGAGCAGCCGGTCGATCTGCCCGTCGTCGCGGTAGACGCCCGCGTGCTGCATCGCGTCGAGCAGCGCTTTGAGTCGGTTGTCGATGTCCAGGGCACGCCGCGTCGGGGCGCACAGCTCGACGCGGACATCGAGCCGCCCGCACAGCGGAGCACGCCGACGGAACCGCGCGAGCCGGGCGACCGCGTCCCTGCGGAACGCCCGGCCCTCGCGGCTGATCAGCACCCGCACGCCCCGGCCACGCCCCATCGGGACCGACCGCCAGTACCGGTTGACGCTCGGTGGCCAAGGCAGGGTGAGTTGGACGGTCGATTCCGCCATCCGTGGCGACGCCTCCTTTGCGTGTGATCGCTCAGCGCTTCCACGGCGGCGTGCTGTTGCCGGACGCTGCGGCAAGCGGGGCTCGCGCAGCGCCGTTCGACGGCACGCCGCCGCCACGGTGCGTGTACCCCTTGATCTCGTTGGTCATGTCGCCGGTGTCGTCGCGCCGCTTCACGCCGACCTTGATGGTCAGCGGGATGTTGTGCAGCTCGAGCGAGTCTTTCGGCTGCAGCACATTCACCGCCCGGCAGACCGCCGAGAGCTCGCCGCGAGCGATCTTGACGGCCGTCTCGCTGGGGTTGTCGAGATTGAGACGCGCCCAGAGCAGCCGTCCCTTGTGCTCGCCGTCCACGATCTGGAACGTGAGCTGGAGATAACTTCCGGTGCCCGCCTTGGTGGGCTTGGTTTCTGATTCGGTGATGACCGCGGTGTACGACCCGGGCGCGATGGGCTCGAAGTCGGCGGCGGGATCGACCTCGCTCGCGTTGAATCCGTTCAGAGTGGGCATGTTCAGGCTCCTTCTGTGACTTGATCTGCGGTGTTGGTGATTTGCTCATTGGTGTCGGTGGGCGCTTCGCTCGGGGGCTCGACCGATTCGCCGTCGCGGAACGCCGCGTACGCGCGGAAGTCCAGCGGCAGCTCGTCAGGAAGCCCGAGGCGGTTCTTGGCGACATGCGATGGGCGCTCGGTGGCTTTGATCACACGCTCGCCGCTACCGACGCCTTGGATCCGCTTGCGGTTGAAGCCCTCGTCGGTGCTCTTGGTCAGGACGCGATAGGTCGCAAACAGCACCTCGTCGGACCATTCCTGCACGAGGGCAGACGCGTGCTTGTTAAGCCGCGGCGCGTACCGGTCGTACGTCTCGGTCTCGGGGTTGGCGAACTTCTCGACTGCGGCGTGCGCGATCAGGACCACCTGCATCCCGCGCTCAGACCGCAGCGCATCGAGCCCGGCGAGGACTTCGCGCCACGCGTCGAGCGCAAAGATGTACCCCTTGGCGTACGGCACATCCTCGATCGACTTCACGCCGCGGTCGCGGCAGGTCTTCGCGTGGATCATCCGCTCGAGCCAATCGAGGCTGTCGATCACGACCGTCTGATACTCGTGCTCCTCGGTGTAGAGGGCGCCCAGGATCTCGATGACCTGCTTGAAGTCGGTCGCCAGCGGAAACCGCTCGGTGTCGATGTCCGCGAGGCCGTCCTCGGTCTGGATGAAGACCGGCCGCTCGGCCATCGCGCCAAACGTCGATTTCCCGATGCCGTGCGTGCCGTAGACCATGATCCGTCGTGGACGGACGGACCGGCCACGCTCGATGTGACTCATCAGGCTCATGCGTGCTCCTTGGATGTGGGTTGGTGGCTCGGTGTGGTGACTGGTTCGTCGATGTCGATCAGCCGCAGCGACTCGAACCTGGTCTTCCAGATGTCGTGCTCGCGGCATCGAGTCAGTTCCTCGATCGCGGCGACGTTCTCGTCCGCGGCTCGGTCGAGCAACTGGCGTGAGAGCTGCCACACGCCGCAGCGGTACGGCTCGCGCTTCTCGATCGCGACGAGATGCACCTCGAGTTCGATCCCGCAGGCCTCGACCACCAGCTCGCGGTAGAACGCCATCTGGTGGACGTACACGTAGCGGTGGAGGTCGTGCTCGAAGTCGTCAAGGTCGGTGCAGGTCTTGAGATCGACGATGCCGCGGCCGTCGATGGGGTTGACCCAGTCGATCCGTGCCTGGCACGGCACGCCGCCGTAGTCGGCCCGCACCACACCCTCGGCGACGCCCGATCGGAGCAACTCGGTCGCGAACAGGTGATCCCGCACGCCGGCGTGCATCTGCTCCAGCAGCGCCGCGTCGGCATCACTCAGCACCGGCTTCCCGATCGACGCCGCCCACTCGGCGAACGCCTTGGTCTGCGTTCCAAAGGGCTGGCCGGTCTTCGGGTTGATCGGCCCGCCGACCGCGAACTCCGCCTCGAACCGCTCGCGGCCTTCGAGGATGAGCACGTGTGCGGCCCGCCCGAGCGCGTACGCCGCCGAATCACGCTCGGGGACAAGCCCGAGTTGCTTTCGCCTGTAGAGCTTCGGGCAACGCCGGAAGTCCGCGAGCGCATGTGACGAAAGATGGTCCTTGCGACCGGCGTGGTACGCCGAGGCCGGCTCACGAAGAAGGAAGCCCGGATCAACGACCCAGGCTTCCCCCTCCGTGCGACGAGGCGCATCCGGCGGATAGTCCCGTGCGTACGCGCCCGGGCCGAGCCGAACGAGCGGAATTGATGCGTTGATGTCGTGCGGTGTGGTTCGGGAGGTCACGCCCTCTATATCAGCGCCGGCCCCCGAAACCGTCGCACGCTCACGCGGTGACCAGATCCCTGAGACCGGAGAGTTCGTCGCGCATCGCCGCGACGGCGCGGTACGCGGTGCTCCGGTCGCACCCGATCTCGCGGGCGGCCTCGGTCACCGTCCCACGCATCAGCTCGTGCGCGAGCGATCGCTTGCCGTGCTCAAGCCCGTCGATCGCGGAGGCCACATCCATCGCGATGTCACTCTGCTCTGACTGCGTCCGCTCGGGCGTCCGGCGGCCGCGTTCTCGGCGTTGGAGATCAGAGAGAAGGACCGGGTCCGTGGCGCGACGGCCCGGCGACCGGCTGAGCTGTCGCCGGACCCGCAAGGCGGAGCGGGCGACGACGCCGGATACAAACGTGCGGCGGCTCGCGATCTCGGGGTTGTACTTCGGGGCGGCAACCCAGAGGTCCATGAGCAGTTCCTGTCGGACCTCGTCCTCGTCGTGGCTGCTGAGCCTGAGGTCGCGGCCGATGCGGAACACCTGATACTCGACGCGGTCGAGGGCGTATTGGTCGATCCAGTCGGCGGCGGGGTTGATTGGCGTGGCGGAACGGGTGAGTCGGTTGATCGTTGTTGCGGTCACGTGCGTACTCCCAAGCGGGGGTGCTGTGCCGCGGTGCACATCGCACCGCGTGTGACCGCCGGGAGGCGTGCACGACCGGCGCGTTGGGCGCATGCAAAAACGCCGCAGGTGCCTGCGTATCAGGCACTTGCGGCGGCAAACTTTCTGGCGTGCACGTGCACGACGGGAGCCGCCGTGCACGCGACTTGTCAGATCAGCCTTTGAATCGGCGGATGTACTGCTTGTCGGTGGTGCTGGTCCAGAGAACCCGGAGTTCCGCATCCTGCTCCCGGTATTCCCCGTTGAGCCAGCGGGAGGCGGTCGTGGGATGAACACCAGCGGTACCAGCGATGACCCTCACCTCGGGAACGGGGAGCATTTTGCCTTCGTCGAGCAGCGCGGACTTCGCCCCGCGGTACCAGTCCCTCATCGCGGCTTTCAGCTTCGCTGGGGTCTGCCCGGTCTTTGCCACGCGTTTGTTCTTCTGTGCGCGGAAGCCTGGTGCAACCTCGATCTTCGCGGCACGCATGAACTCGCCAAGCGCTGCGTCCCAGCCGTCCGAGGCCGTGAATCCGTCCGGGCCCGGTTCGAGCACCTCATCGAACGCCGCGACCATGACCCTGTCGGCGGGCGCAGACCGCTCGGACGCTGTCGTCCATGCCGCGCGGGTAAACAGGAGAACGATGTACGGCCGCCCGTCAGACACCGTCGCACGCAGCATCTCGGCGAGATCGTTCGATGAAGCTGCGCAAACGAGCGACACGGCGCACCCCGCCGACTGGCTGTACCGCCATTGCCCGATGCGGAGCACGCCCGGAAGTGATGCGAGCTCGTCACGCGAGATCGTGAGGTCCAGTGCATCGCAAACGGCCGATCTAATCAACCGCTCGTCGGCCCGGTGCAGCACGACTTGGTCACGCGATAGGTCGAGCGGTTCGCTGAGCCCCTCATCGCAGACGGCCCGTAAGTGGGACTCATCCAACCGCACGACGCGACGCTCCGGCCGAGACGGCAGCCGCCCGGGCCACGTGGATGCGAGGCGATCGGTAGGGGCGAGCAGCGGCTCCACGGAGGAGAACCCGTCGCCGCATGCGTTCCGCCATACATCGAGCGTCGCGCCGAACCGCGCGTACGTCTCAAGCGCCGTCGAAAAGGCTCGGGGGGATCTCACGCATCGACTCCGATCGGGGCAACAGGTATCCGCCCGAATCCATGAACTGCTCGATGAGTTCGCCGTGATCGTCCTGCTCGCATGAACACCGGAACGGTGGGGTCAGCACCAGTGTCCGCTCGCGCTTGAGGCCGGCGAGCTTGAACTTCACCGCGGCCCTGAAGAAGACGGCCGCGTCGGGCACGGGGCGGCCGAACAACTCCAGCAACTCCCAGACGTTCGGCGCGTAGATCTTGATGACGCCGTTGTCGTAGTCGCGGCGTTTGACCTCGAGCCGCTCGATCCAAGCGCCCTCGATACCCGGGATATGAGCGAATGTCAGCGCAGCCCGGCCGCGTTCACGGAACGGCGCAAGCGAGTATCGCGACGGGCTGAGGTCGGGATCGAACATGAAGCGATCGCCGAACAGGCACAGCCCGATCGCTTGGCAGTACACCCGCCGGTCGGTCACGCCTTTCACTTTGACGAGCAGGTCGCCGCGCTTCTGGTCGTAGCAGACCAGATCGAACTCCTCAGGCCGGAACAGACGCGTGCGGCGTTGACCTTCCTCGATCACGCTCTGCCGTTTCAGCGTGTCGCCGCGGCTGATGAGCAGCCTGAATCCTCCCTCCGTCTCGATCGGGTAGACGACGGCGGTACGGTCACGGCCACGACGCTCGAAGTCGCCGTTCAGCACATCTTCGAGATGCGATTTCACCTGTGGTGTGACCTTGCGCGGCCGCGGCACCTCTTTGCACAAGGCCGCGATCCGGTCGGTGGTGCGAAAGCGGTAGGAGAGCCCCTCGACATGCAGATCCGCGAGCGCGTTTGCATCGTGAAGCGCGAGGCGTACGGCGATGTCCGCGTTGACATCCTCTTCACCGATCGCGACGCCTAGCCGTGCCGCGAGCCCACGGATCTGGTCTTCCATCTGGTTCGACGACATGTCATCGATCAGGCAGACGAGATCGAGGAGCGACGAGGGCACCTCGCCGTGCGCTCCGATGAGCAGGAGCGAAAGTCGGTCGTAGTCGAGTTCGTTTGGACGAGTGAGACGGAGCCCGCTCGATTCGGCCCACGCCGCGTGCGGGCCGAGCAGTTCGACCAGCAGTTTCGGATCGATCGAGCGGAGGATGTCGGGTTTTGCAAATCGGGTCAGTCGGTGGGTCTTCGCCATTCCGTGCCGGTCTCCTTGTTACGCCCGCCTCCGCGGACGGCTGTACCGGGAAACACGATATGGCGCGCAACCCGGCCAAGGAGATGCTAGATGTAGTACCGAACGCGTGAAACGCACCGACTGGTTATCAACAACGAAGCATCGCTGTGTGCAAGACTTGTTGGTTATCGGGCTCTTGTCCTCGGAGGCGTGGTTCTGGGACTCGATTCGCCACGGATCTGTGTCCAAAGCCTTCGCTGAATCGCCCAGTTTGCCTCCGCGACCATCGCTCTCAGGTCCCGCTCGGTCACTGGGTCCCGGCCAGAGGTCACCGGCTCAAGATCAAGAATCTGCTCCTGGATGTCCGGGGCGAGGTAGCGCAGGTTCATGATCTGCGTCGCGCGGGCTCTCGTAATGCAGCCGGCCCGCGCGAGTTCCGCCTGGTCGGTGACCACGCCCGCGGCGATGAGGCCATCGAGCTTGATCGCGAGCGCCATGAGCCGCGTGATCCGTGGCAGCGGCGGGGGCGCTGTGGGCTTCGGCTCGGTTGCCCCTTCGAGTCGGCGGCGGCCGCGAGCGGCGGTCGAGAACGTCACTCGTTTGGAGACGGTCAATTCTGGCACGGTGCCTCCTCGTCGATGACCTCCGCGGCCTCCGCGTTGAACGCAACCGTGATCGTCTCGGTCTCCGCGTCCCACTCGACGCGCTTCACCAGCAGATGAACGAGCCGCTCCCGCTCTTTCGTGTTGAGCTGCTCCCAGAGAGGATCGCACGCACGCTTCGAGCGCGCCGACCAGCTCGTCCTCGTCGAGCACGCGATCGCGCATCGAGGCGACACGAGCGTCGAGCCGCCGGCCCCGCGCATCGAGATCACGGATCCGCTCACGGAGTTCAGCCGCGACCGCGGCGCTGCCGTTGCGATCCCGCCCCTCCGACACGATGTCCCGAAGTTCGCTTCGAGCGGCGTCCAGTTCGACGGCGAGCGTGTCCCGGTCGGTGTTGAGGCTGGCGAGCCGTTCGCGGAGGCTTACCTGTGCCGCCAGCACCGCGTCCCGCACGAGGCCGCTGTCCTCGCCAAGCGATCGCAACTCACCGATCACGAACGTCTCCAACTCCTCTGCTGGCAAGGAAGGCCCCGGGCACTTCGACCAGCCCTCCTTCTGCGCCCGCCCGCAGACGTAGTAGCGGTACCGCTTCGATCCGCCGTTCGCGTTCTTGGATGTCGCGAAGTGATGCGACATGCCGCAACCGCACGAACGGCAGACCACGAGACCCTTGAGCAGTGCGCCGTGTTTATTGCACGGCGAGCGCCCGCCCTTCGCGCTGTTCGACACGAGCAACTCGCCGACTTCGCGGAACACCGCTTCATCGACGATCGCCTCGTGCTCGCCGTCGTATAGGTCCTCGTGGTGGCGGACCTTGCCGAGGTAGACCGGGTTGGTCAGCAGCTTGTGCAGCACGGCCTTGTCGAACCGCCGACCGCCCTGCGGCTCGCCGTTCTTCGAGACCCAACGCTTCGTGGTCCACCCGCGCTCGTTGAGGATCTCCGAAGCCCGGAGCAAGGACCGCTCCGCGAGGTACAGACTGAAGATGTCGCGGACGCGCTCGGCCTCGCTGTTATTGATCTTCAGCTTCGAACCGCCTGGGCCCGGCACCAGGTTGTACCCCAGCACCGGCTTCCCGCCGGCCCACTTGCCCTTCTTCCGGGCCGCCGCGATCTTGTCGCGGGTCCGCTCCGAGATGATCTCCCGCTCGAACTGCGCGAACGAGAGCAGGATGTTGAGCGTCAGGCGGCCCATCGAGTGGGCCGTGTTGAACTGCTGCGTCACGCTGACGAACGACACCCCGTGCCGCTCGAACGTCTCCATCATGCGCGCGAAGTCCAGCAGCGACCGGCTGAGCCGGTCCACCTTGTAGACCACGACGCAGTCGACCAGACCGCCCTCGATGTCGGCGATCAGCCGCTGCAGCGCCGGCCGGTCCGCGTTCCCGCCGCTGAACCCGCCGTCGTCGTAGCGTTCAGAGTTGCACATCCAGCCGGCGGCCTTCTGGCTCGTGATGAACGCCTCTGCGGCCTCGCGCTGCGCGTCGAGCGAGTTGAACTCCTGCTCAAGACCCTCCTCGGTGCTCTTGCGGGTGTAGATCGCGCAGCGAACGGTCTTGATCGGCTCGGCAGCCTTCTTCATCCACGGGCTCCTTTCCGCGTTCGTTTCCCAAGCCCGAAGAAGTGGAACCCGTTCCAGTGCGAGCCGCTGATGGCGTGGGCCACGGCGCTGAGCGAGCGGTAGGTGTCGCCGCGGTACTCGAAGCTGTCCGCGCGGACCGTGACGCGGTGCTCGCGCCCCTTGAACTCGCGGACCAGCACCGCCCCCGGGGGAGGTACCCGCTCGTCTCGCCCCGCTGGCAGTGGTCCGCTGACCGTGCGCTCCGGGCCAAGGTCGCCGGCCGGTCCGCTGGGCGGCCGGACGCGAAGGTCGGCGTCACGCGCGAGCGTCGCCGCCTTGGCCCGAACACGCTCGACCGTCCTCGCGGACAACTCGCCCTCGGCCAGCATCTGGACCCGCCAGGCGACCCGACGCTGCAGCCACCGCCGGTTGCTTGACCGCGCGGCCTCGGCGAAGACCTCCTCGTACCGCTCGCGGAGTTCGCGCGTGGTCATGTCCTCGAGCGCAGCGAGTTCCTTCTGGATGTGCGAAGCCGACTCCGGCATCACGAGCCTCCGTCCCGCGGGCGATCGCCGCCCGCGACCACACTGAGGCCTAGATCGTTCGGAAGTTCAACTCGTGTCGCGGCAGATTCTGAGAGTGCGTCGCCAGCTCGCGGTGATTGCTCGATCACCCGGGCGAGCCCGTCCCCCAGCAGCGCGACCAGCTCCCGTCGCTGGGCTTCCGGGGTCGCCGTTGCCCGCGGCGCACGCGATCGCCGCCCCGACTTCCGTGCGGTTCGTCCGTCCATAGTGGATGCCTCCGGGCCCCGCCGGCTGTTCATCAACGGGGCGTGCATCGTCTATATCTGCACGATGGGGGCGAAGTGTCGCAGTAAAGGAGTTGTGTTCCAGTGGAGTGTCGAACAGTGTGGCCATGTGGATGTCCGTGATCGAACTGAGGCACCTGGCCAGCTCAAGATCGTCACGCATTGCCGCGTCGTCGTGGTCCATGGTCATCTACCGCTCGCTGAGGCGGTCTTGATGCCGCCCGCCGCGGGCAACGCGTCACCGACCGGCTACGCGACGCAGCGGCAAACTGGCGGAGGACCGATCGGAACGCCGTGTCCAGCGAAGCGATCGGATACGTTTCCGAGTCGGAACAGCAACGAGCGACAGCCCCTACACTTCGTCGCGATGACCCGAATGTTTAGCGGCAAGACTGAGTCGCGACGAGGTCATTGGTCACCTCGGGAACCGCTGATTGAATGAGCAGCCTCCGAGCCTGTTTCGCCGCTCCGGCGCTTGGATCAAGAAGCGCGTGATGCGCTCGATTCAAAGTCTAATTGCGGTCGGCCGCTGGGTTTTGGGTAAGGGCCAACGCCTCCTCTATCACCGCAGGATTCTCACGTGGCCCGCTCGATGGAGGGGGCTGCGCTGGCTTGACCGCCCATTGGCATGGCTTCTTCGGCTCAAGCCGCGCATGCTCACGTCTCGAATAGCCATCAGGAGAGTTCCATTCTCCGGCACCCGTCGCGATCGAATCAGGTATTGGATCTGGGAGCACCACTCGGTTCGATCAGGCCTCTGGGTTGCCTTTCTGCTTGGCGTCGGGCTCTGCATTCTTTCACTCGGCATGGCCGCCGTCATCGACGTTCCAATGCTTGGGCCACAGACTGACATCGAAGGAATGCCAACCACCCTCGTTGCGACGGCTGGCTATGGAGGTGCACTCTTCGGGTTTCTTCAGGCGGTCGCCATATTTGCGGTGCAGCTTCGATCGCAACAAGACACATCGATGCTTCCACTCACGCCGCTCATCGCCCGCCGCTACTTCACGTTCCTGATTCTCGCCAGCGTTGCAGGTGTCACGATCGCCAACCTGCTCGGCTCCTTCGCGGCGCCGGTGATTCCGGAACTCCGGCGAGCATTTGCAGCTTTGACGTGGATCAACATGATCGCGGTCCCTGCCATGACGCTCGCCGCTTTGTGGTATCTGACGACCATCGTCGCAGAGGCTGGCGAAGCCGATATGGACATTGCGCTGCCGGTGCTACGTGCGACGATGAGGGCACAGTCGGTTGCCGATGCCCACACAGTGGCATTGCTGAACGAGTACGTCGAGAGCCTAAAGGAGGCAACGATCGAGTACTCGCCGTTCGCCGGAACGTCACTGGCCGCGGCCGCCAAGCCGCGAGTCCGGATTCCTTTCCGGCGAGCCGGGATCATTCAGGACCTCGACTGCACTCGTCTAAGTCGTATCGGAGAGATCCTGGACGCCTTGGATGACCGCCCAAAAGCGGCTGTCACCGTTGCATTTGCCAACGCGCTGAGTGACGACGATGCTCTCCTACTAGATTGGGACAGCACCGGCCCGACGGACGAACGACTCGATCGGCACACGCGTCGCAAGCTGTCATCGTTGCTGAAGTCATCCTTCTACGTGAAACGGGACGGAGCCTAATGATCGCCAAGGATGTTCGCCAGTTCCTGACGCGCTTCGAGACAACCTTGAAGGTACTCGCACGCGAGGGCCGCCACGTCGAGTTGGACGCCCGCCTAGATGACTATCAGAAGCTGTTGGGAGCATGGCTCGACGTCGCTCCTCCGGGAGAGACCCCACCCGAGCGCATGCGATTCTTATCGATCGTTGACCGCTTCGGGGGCCCACTCGAAGTTGACCTGCGCGATGTCGCTGAGGCAGCAACACTGTCAGGCGATACGAGTACGGTCGTCGCATTAGCGGATCAGGTATTGCGTGCAGCCTTTGCCTGCCTTCATCGTCGCCAACCGCGACTGATGGAGGAGCTCCTGAACACGCTTGTCTTCCTCTATTACCAGTGCCTTCGCACCGACGCACTGGCCGACGCCGTTGGCAGCCGCCTCGATTCTGGACTCCACTCCTTGTTCATATCGATGCGGTCCCCCAATCGCGACACGGACGAGCGCGATTCGCCCGTTGATAGCGAGGAACGCCCGTTTCTCGATGTCTCCCTTCGCTTCGCGCTGGCTCTCATCCACGCAGCAATCCGATTTGAGAGGACGCAACAGTCGCAATTCTTCGTCGAACGAGTGTTTGAGCACCGTCGACATCGCCACCGTCGCGCGGACCATTTCCAAACGACACTCATCCAGAACGGTGTTGAAACCACGTTCGACTACGTCGCAGTTGTGCTGGTTGGGTGGTCGCTCCACGTACTCCAGCAGCACGCCTGCGCAGACCCAGAAGCGGCCAGATCTGTGATGAGGGTAGCAGTTCGCCAATTACCTTCGATGCCCGTACTGGTCGCACAATGGGAACTGCTCCGAGGATCCGAATGGCCGGAGAGTGCGATCGATGGCCGGCTGGGAATCGCGAACTGGGACGTTCGCGATTGGAGCCGCGACTTTCGTCCAGGCGTATCTGAGGCTCGCTGGGGGGGTAACGATTGGGG